ATGATATTCTCTATTATTACCATCCGGACAATATGGTACAGGCAGGTGAATTAGGTAATTCTTGTATGTCCTATACATACACGCAAAAATTGCTTAATTTTTACGCAAAAAACAAAAATGTAAAATTGTTTGTAAAAACTAACGACGAGAATAAAACGATTGCTCGTGCTTTATTATGGAACACAGATAAAGGATTATATTTAGATAGACAATATGCTATTAATAGTGACTTGCAATTAGCAATGTTAAGAGAAGCACAACATAGATTTGAATTATACGATTTTTTCAAAGAAAAATACAATCCAAATTTTGACGCAAAAGTTGAAGTTGAATTTATTGACGAACAAAACGCTCCTAAATCAAGTTACCCATATTTAGACACGTTCAAGTATCTAACCATCTATAATGACAAATCTATCTTATATGCTAACAGAGACAATGCGTTCGTAGATAGAAAAAATGCTTATAATATTTATACTTTAAAAAGCACTGATGGAGGATTTGAAGACGCCGACGGTTATGACGAACAGGGTTATGATGAAAATGGTTATGATAGATATGGTTATAATAGTGCAGGTTATGACGAACAGGGTTATGACAATGAAGGTTATAATAGTGATGGCTACGACAGAGACGGCTATAATAAAGAAGGTTACGATGAAAATGGCTACGATAAAGATGGTTATGATGAAGACGGCTACGATGAATATGGTTATGATAGAGCAGGTTACAATAAAGACGGCTACGATGAATACGGCAATAGTAAAGATGACGAATAATCGTGTAATTGAGTATTTACAAGGATTTTACTACAAGTTTGTAGTAATTGCACTACAAAATAAAATTTTTTTTAGAAAAAATGGCAAAAACACAAAAAAACACTTGCACAATTGAACTTTATTACTTAATTTTGTATTAACAAAAATGAACAAAACAAAAATTTAATAAACAAAAAAAAGGTGAAAAAAATGATTATTCGTGAAATTCAAAGAGAATTGGAAAAAGACAACATTCAGGTTAGTTCCCAATCTATCAGAGATTTGTTACGAAAAAAAATGTTCATAACAAGTGAACGAAAAAATGAAACAATCACATTCAGTGACGTTGTAGGGAAAAAAATAATAGAATATTACCGAGCAAAAAACAATCTATCTTAAACCCAAGCACCAACGGAACAAGAGCGGTTCGACCCCGCTCGGTGCTTCAACACTCAATATTGAGTTAATTAATTAAAAATGGAGTTCCAAAATGGAAAAAGAAGTATTAACAACAGAAACAAGTCGTCAATATCTATTGATGAGCGGTATAATCAATGATTTGAACGACGTTTTTACAAAACTTTGTGACACGAGCGACTATTACCGGGCTAAAAGTGACGCAGTGCTACAATTAGCTACTAAGGTAATAGGATTAATCGCAGAAATCAATGAGGTGTTATAATGTTTAAAATAATTAGACAAGCAGAACCACTATTGGCAAGTTCTGTAAATATTCTAATTTATGGAGAAGCCGGAGTAGGGAAAACATCACTTGCATTCACCGCAAGAAACCCTATCTTATTAGATTTTGACGATGGAAGTTACCGGAGCGGTTATAGAAAGGATTGTTTGACAATCGGTGAATTTACCGATATTAAAAACAATTTGAAAGAATTCATAGACAACTTGAAAAACTATGATACAATAATCATTGATACCGTGGGTTCAATGCAGGACAGCATCAAGAATTACTTATTACAGACTGACCCGTCACTTGCTAACAAAAGAAAATCATTTGATTTGTGGAGCGCAATGCTCAATGAAACAATGGATTTTTTCAAACTAATCAAAGGGCAAAAAAGGAATATGATTTTAATCGCTCACGTGCAAGAAAAAGTAAAAGGTGACGACATAATTAAGCGACCTGTGATTGCAGGACAAAGCAAGGATCAAATATATCGTTATATGGACTACATAGGCTATATGTATTTTAAAAATTCAAAAAGGGAATTAACTTTTTCGTCCAAGGATGACAGCACCGAAGGTAAGAATACAAGCAATTACCCGGACATTTCAATTCCAAATTCAATGCCTGGTGACTTTTTTGAAATAGAAATTTCTAAAATGTTAGACAACGTTAATTTACAAAATACTAATAATCATTTGGCTTTGAAAGAAATTCAAAAATATAAAGATGAATTTAGCAAGTTAGAAACCGCCGAACAATTAAATGAAACTATTCCATTATTAAAACAAACTATGAATAAGAATATTATTTGGGAACTGCTAAAAGAACGTGCAAAAGAAGTGAATTTAAGTTATGATATAAAAGAAAAGGTGTTCAAATGAGACTATCAGTAACATTATTAGACACTTTCAATTCTTACAATAATGGCAATATTCCTGAAGGTCAATTAATAGACAGCATTAAACACGAATTTGTTGGCAATTTCTATACTGAAAGAGGTTCGGCGTTTCATAAAGCGATTGAAAATGGCACCGATACAGAAGGCGACTTTAAGTTCAAAGGTATTGAAAAAGTAATGAAAGAAGTTGAAAATTACAGACAACACGGACTTGCAGAACTTAAAAGTTCAAAACGATATTATATCAATGGTGAAATTGTTGAATTAGTCGGTAAAGCTGACTATTGGACGCCAAAATCAATCTGCGAATTAAAATCAACTACTCGCTTCAATCAATACACTTATCTTAATTCTATTCAATGGAAATGTTATATGGACATTTTCAACGTTCCGGAGGTAGTTTATGTTGTCGCAACAATAGACGTTTATGAAAATATTATTACAGAAGTGAACACATTAACAATGTTATATTACGATGAGATTAACGTTGAAATCACGGATTTACTCGCATTATTTATTAAATATCTTAATAAAAGGGGGTTATATGAATATATTCCAAGCAGTTATTAATGTGTATGGTATTACTTACCACGACCTTATAAGCACGAGCAGGAAAAGGCATTTAGTAGACGCACGAAAACAAATCATAGGCAGGGTGTATCAGAAGGGCGTCATTTCATTAAAAACGCTGGGGCGATTATTCAATCGTGACCATTCTACGATATATGATAGTCTGCAAGGACATAAAGCTCTGCTCCAATATGATACAGAATACAAAGAGAAGGCAAAACAAATAGAGGAGTTAATAAATGAAAATCAATGAGGCGTTAAAATTACTTGGACAAGGGCAGGTATATTATCCGAAACTTGCTAAAAAAATCGGTATTACAAAAGCGATTTTCTTGACTTATTTAGGTTATTGGAGCGATGAAAACGACGAACTATACAGAACAAACGAGGAGGTTTGCAATGATACAGCATTAAGCCTCAGGCAATTAAAGTGTATACAAGGCGTTTTTGTCCAAAAAGGCTGGATAACAAAGCAAGTAAAGGGCGTTGCAAGAATTACTTATTACAAGATACATTGGGAAAAAATAAACGACGACCTTAACGAACAAGACACGCAGTCCAAAAGTACAAAACGTACTAATGCAAAAGTACAAAATGTACTAATGCAAGAGGACAAAATGTACCAATGCAAAAGCACAAAATGTACTAATGATACATATAATAATAAATATAATAATAAATATAATAATATTCCAAAAAGTTTTGAAAAAGTTATTGAAAAGTGGTTAGACTATAAACAAAAACGACGGGAAACATACAAGAACGAACAGCAAATACAAATAATGATTAACAGACTAATTAAGATAAGCAATAATTCACCAGATATTGCTAACGAAATCATTGAACAGAGCATTTCTAATAATTATGCAGGATTTTTTGAACTAAAAGGGAGTAAAAATGCAAATCGGAGAAATAATAAAGCGACCGTCGGTTACGAACCACAAGCGGCACATTATGACGATGCAGAAGCCTTTTGAACAAGTAGCTATTGAAAATAATTTGATTGTTTTTGATAAAGAATTATTTAATAATTTAGAACTCTATATGAAAAATAAACCCAATAAATTCAATAATAACAAAGGGTTATTGTTCATAGGCGGCGTTGGATGCGGGAAAACAGCGTTAATGAAATTACTTTCTAATTATGGAACAAAAGTTGGATTAATTATGAATGTATTAGACTTTGAGAAACAGTCCGAGAATAACTTGTTACATTATTACACAGAAGGTTTACATTTATGCTTAGATGACATCGGCTCCGAACCCGCAATATCATTAGAATACGGCAACAAGTACAACATTGTTGAAAGTGTGATATTAAGATATTACCAGCGTGCTTTTCAAGAGGGTTATTATTTCTGCGGCACGACCAATTTGACGAAAAATCAACTAAAAGAACGTTACTCAGAAAGAGTTATAGACAGATTAAGGGAAATGGTAAATATTGTTCCATTTACAAATAAAAGTTTTAGAAAATAAAGGAGAAAAAAATGGAATTTGAATTAAAAGAAAAACAGGGAATTTTCTATAAAAATTCCTACAAAACAGAAGGGGATAACAAGCCCGATTATAAAGGGGCTATCAAAATCGCAGGAATTGAATACGAACTTGGAATATGGAAAGCAAAAAGCGGGAAAGCATACAATATCAAAGCAACCGAAAAAAGCGTCCAAACCGAAAAAAGCGTCCAAACCGAAAAAAGACAATTTTATAAATCTAATGAAACAGCAGATTTACCATTTTAAAAACAAAATTTTTTAATAAATTAAATAAGGAGAAATAAAAATGAATTACCAAACTTTTAAAATCTTACATACGAATTCGCATAACTTGGAAGACATTGTTATGAATGGAAAAGCGAAAGAATATTCCACCGACGACGACCGATTATTAAATTTCAAAGAAACAGCACAAATGATGCAAACCACGCCTGAATGGGCATGTTGGAACTTGAATTCAAAGCACCTACAATCAATAAGAAAAATGCTGAACGAACCACAATTAACAAAAGAATATATTGACGAAAAAATCGGTGATGCAAGAAATTATTTAATGCTGTTGAAAGCAATCTTATATGAAAAACATAACATTCAAGTGTGAGGTATAACATGGACGAATTGGATGATATATATGACGAATATGACCCTGCTAATGATTGGGTATTACACGGCGACCGAGCCGTCGAGCGTGAAAACGACAGGTTATGGAAAAAATTTCCTGAAAAATTCAATGATAGTAGTTACGATAATTGGAAAACAAATAATAATGAATATTAAGGAGAAATTAAAATGTACATTCTGAAAGAATTTGATAAATTGGAGCACGATAAATTTGAAAGTGAAAAAGAATTGTTAAAACTTGCTTTCAAGAACTACGAAAAAGATGTAAGGGAAAAAGAAGCTGAGAAAACCATCACTAAATTACTTATTGGTACTTCTATTACCTTATTTACTACTATTATATTTGCTTTTGTGTATCATTTATTTTTGCATTAAAAAAAAAGGTCTTAAAAATGAAAAAGATTTATATCTCAGGAAAAATTACCGACCCTGACCCACAGATAGAAGAGGAGAACAAGCAGGCTTTTTGCGAAGCTGAAAAGTTTCTAAAAAACTTTATTCCTGAAGCTCAAATTTACAACCCCGTTGTTGTTGTTAATAGCTGGTCATCCATATATGACATTGACCGGCCATCATACAAGCAAGCATTATATCATGCGATGGAATATATATGGGTATGTGATACAATCTATATGTTGAGAGGTTGGAAAGAAAGTCTCGGAGCACAAGCCGAGTTAGCACTCGCCAAAGCATTAAAATTAGATATAATATATGAAAGCAACGAATTATAATAACAGCAAGTCATTGATACTTTTATCGCAAGAATTCAAAATTGAAACGGAGTATAAATTCCACCCTCAACGGCGATGGCGATTTGATTATGCAATACCGGAGTATAAAATCGCAATTGAAATAGAGGGTGGAATGTGGATAAACGGCAGGCACACACGAGGGAGCGGGGCAATTGGAGACTTGGAAAAATACAATCAAGCAGTATTATTAGGTTGGCGATTGCTCCGTTTTACTCCGCAACAATTCAATAAGGGAGACGCTTACATATTAGTTCACGAATTAATAAAAGGAGAATAAATTGAAAATACTTGATAATATTAGAGCAGACGACTTAAACCCCGACGCACGATTATTAGCTGATACTTTCGGCATTGAAGTTGTCAAAGAAATGATTGAAAAGTTTGGGGGGATGTACATATATATTCCACGTTATACAGGGTTACACAAGGCGATTAAAAGATATATCAAAGCAAACCCAGGCAAGACTGCAAATGATTATGCACAAGAATTAGAAATAAGTATAAACATTGTTACTCGCATTTTGTCTATGATGTAAAGAATTTGGCAAAATATCTTACAATTTCGTTTAAATCGTCTTGTGTTAAAGTGATAAAAGGTCTTGCGGGGATGTTACGAGTGCCTTTTTTGGTATGAATTAACGCTCCAAATTGATGGTCAGAAGCATAATCCGCACCAACGCTTATAACAATTGAATTATTACCCTTTGGTCTTACTTCAATTGAATTATAAAGATTTTTCGTTCTCATTAATGTAGGCTCTAAATCATAACCAAGTTTAGAATAGATTTTTTTTGTGTAAGGAGCAAGTGGTTTCCAATGTTCCGTGCCGCCACTAAAAAGGTCAGTTCCTTTCCCATCCCAACGTCCGTGTTGCATAAAGTTTTGGTCAATGTAAGAACGGATTAATGCGGCAACAACTTCAAGGGCAGGCGTTAAATCTTTATTGGCAAGCCCTTGAATTAATGAATTTAATTGATTTGATAAATCATCCATAAATAAAAGAGGTTTAAAATGGAACAAAATAATGATATGATGCACACAATAAACGGAGTGCAAACAAATTTACTTGTTTTTATACGTGATTTAATTGATGACGATGAGGACATCAACGAAGCAATTGATTTTTGGGCGGAAGACTTATCTAAAAAGTGTAATATTTCCATAGATAAAGCCAAAGAATTAATTAAACATCATTTAGCATAACCTATTCTCTGTTTGATTTTTTCAACGTAATCGTCGGTAATAACGAACTTACCATACCAACTTATCCTATTGTCAGTGATAAGATGTTTTAATTTTTTTATACCATATTTATCTTTATAGTCTTGGAGGAAATCATAGACTTCGTAATTGTCATTATGAGCACGTTCCAGGATTTTTGCCATATCTTGTTCACTAATTAATTGTGTTTTTTGATTGGCTGTTGCCAAGTCATCGTAAAACTCTTGGCAGGAGCTCTCACTATCAAACACAAAGCCGTATTTTGCCCACGCATAACCTCCCACGTCAATATTGGCGTGTGTCAGTATCTCTTTAATCCCATATTCTTTATAGAGGTCAATTTGTTTGAAAAATATTTCACTTACGTGTCCTCTGTCCATTTCGTCAAATATTTTGTAAAAATAATGGTCAACGTATTTGTCCTTAATATATATCTTACGGGTAATGGCGACTTTCACGTTATCAATATCAATGTTCATTCCATCCCGTGTTATATTCACTTGTATTTTAGATTGAATTTGTAGATTTTCTGGCAAAAATGTATCAATGATAGTTTGTAGAGAAGGCACTTTTACGTCTTTACTAACTTTGCTCACGAATGAATACTTGTGTTGAATTCCCACTTCATCGCAATATGACTGGGCATCATCCAACCAATCGTTTTTGTTATCAAAGAATTTAAATTCATTTACAGGTTCAACCGGTTCAACTGGTGTTTGACTATCTAAAAATTCCTTTAATGTTTTTTGTATTTTATCCGTGTATTTTTTCACGTCGGGTTTCCAAGGCTTAATCGGGCTGATATTGAAGTCTTTTGATGTTTTAAGAAAATCAAGATTAGGATTAGTTGGATTTTCTTTCGTTGGAAATAATGTACACCCGCACCTGAAACCACTCGGTGGATAAATGACGTCAAGAATAGGGTCGTCTAAACTGAATACGTGATTATTAAGTAAAGAGTGGTCGTGTCGTTTTGTTCTTCTTTCAATTTGAACGTATTTTACATTTGGGAAAACGTCTTTTGTTAATACTAACTGCTGGTAACGTCCTTTTGCTTGCGCCATTTTCACGTTCGTATCAAAAATCACGTGTAATCTATTAGCATTACCCGTCCATCCTGCTTTTTGCATTGCTTCAACCAACCCACCATCAATCGCATTTTGCTTAAATTCCTCAAATCCTTTACCACTTGCAACGCTCTTCTGAATGTAATCAATAACATTTTGTAGAACGTCGGCACTCATTACCTTAGCAACGGTAAAACTTTTATCATACGCTTCTTTGGATAAATCATCCCAATTTACACTCACTTTAACTTTTTTGGCTTTGTGTTTTAAATATTTTAATGCCTGTTCCGGAGGTTTATTGAAAGCGACTTTGAATGGGTCTTCAAACCGCCACAAATCAAATTTGGGTGGTTTTTTATATCTTTCATAAAATTCTATAAGATAGTTACGCACTGATTATTCCACTCCCTTGTGCAAGAAAAATTGCATTACTTAAATAACTTTCAACCTCTTGTGTTGGCAGTCCTGGATATAAATTCTCTATTTCGTCAATAATTTCGTTAAGAGACGTTCCCTCTTTTATCTTTTCCAAAGCTAAATTAATTACTTTATCTGCAAATTCACCTAATGTATCAAGTTTTTTAGGTGTTTCACTTTCTGCAAAAGCGGGGGTTGGAACTGCTTTCATTTTGAAGTCATCGTCGCTTAAACCATAAGTATTCTTGATGTAAGTGTCTGTAAAATCAATGATTTGGCTTAATATTTGGTCTCGCTGTGCGACCAACATATCAACGTCAGTTTCTTCATAAAGTCTCAAAATCGGATAAATACCATCCGAGTAATTAAAGTCTATTAGTAGTCTAATTATTTCATTCAAAGCCTGTTCCACCATTGATTTATCGGCATCAACAATATCTTGTCTAATCTGTAAGTGCGTTTGCGACATCGCATAAGAGCCTGTTTTACCCTGTTCCGTCGTTAGAGTTTGGGATAAAATTGTTTTAGAAATTTCTGAATTCAAGAAAGAAATAAATCCCTCAAATAGAGCAGACGCCGAGTTTCTATCCACTTCAAGTGTTGAAATATCAAACGTTGAGGATGTTGCAATAGTAAAGTTTCTTTTTGCATCCTGGAGTAGTTCATTCAATTTTGCCAATTGTTCAGGGTTAACGTTCGTTTCTGCTTTCCCAATTAAGAATGGTGAACCGTATTTTTGAACAAATTCAGCCCATAATTGCAACGCCCCTTTTTTGTAGATGTAAGGTCGTAAACAATTAGTAAGTAGAGCATGTCCGTAAGGGTTATCGTAAGTTGCGTTATGCTGAACTAATATGAATTTTTTATTAGGCACGAATTCAAAAGCCCCGTTGGAATAATATTTTAATCGTCCCTTGTTGTCAAAATCAAACCAGAACGGCGGTTTGCCTATTGCATTTTGTAATATTACTTTCCCTTCTTGAAAATCCCAGTATAGTTCAATAGGTTTATAACCAAATAATGGAGCATCCAAAATTTCACTAATTAATCCCTTTAAATCTATTTTAGAAAAAGTATCATAAATGAATTCTTGTTTTTCTTTATCGTCCGTGAGTATTTCGTACTCCATTGCCAGTACCGCAGATTTTCTACTCTGAACTACTGAAAATATGTGTGGGTCATATAATAGATTAGATAGGTCGGCTAATGTATTTCCGAGTTCTTTCAATACCTTGTTTGCATTTTCAACTATTCCATCATAAGCAACAAGCGAATTATTTGGATTTAACGTTGCGACCGCTCCGATTGGTACGTCGTCTTTATAAGCTATTTTTTCTATTTTGAATAAATTAAATATATTCATTTTATACCTTGTAGTAATTATTTTCTTGTAATTTTGGTTTGTAAGTTAAAAGACTTTCAAAATTAGAAATTGTTTTTGAATACTCCAATGCTTGACTGAGTGAGTCCACGAAGTCGTCGTGCACATCAAAGGGAAAGTTCGTTAATTCCGAGATTATATCCGTATCTAAATCAGTAGGAAAAAATACTTTTCCATTCTCAAAAAGATTAGACACGGCGTGTAATCGTGTAACTTTATCTGCAAGAGGATTAACGGCACGCACTGGCAAACTTAATTCTTTCAAACTTTGTATTAAAGGCTCGCCAGAAGCCTTTTTTTCAATCAAAATAATTGACGGATTGAATTTCACAAATAAAGATTTTGCATTTCGTAATAAATCCGGAAAATTCAATTTTTGTCTAAAAACATCAATCAAATAATTATTCCCATTAACTATTTTCCAAGTAGTGCAAACTGAATAATCATTATGTTGTTTGTTGTCAAACGCCGTGTCCCAGCTCTGAAAGACTATTCCTTGTGAATGATTTTCCTCATAGAATTTCAACCAGTCATAATTTATTATTTGATTTTCTGAAATAATCGGTGTTTGCTGATAAAGTGAAGCAAACCAATAAGAACCTATTTGTTTTTTAATTTCCATCAAAGTTTCCAAAGGGTAACGCTCCGGCCATAAAGCCTCGCCTTGTTCGTTAATTGCTGGAAAATTAATCAATTCCCAATCGCCCTGTTTGATAAAACGTCCGGCCAAATCGTCATAATGCCAGCGTGTCTGAATTACGATTATTTTTGCATCCGGGCTTAATCGTGTAAAGGCTGTGGAGTTGAACCACTCATAAGTTTTGTCCCTATAAACCCTACTTAATGCCTCTTCTGAATTTTTTACCGGGTCGTCAATTATGAACAAGTCCGCCCCTTTTCCTGTTATATCACCACCCGCACCCGTGGCGTGCATAACCCCACCAGCCTCTGTTTCCCAATGCCCTTGTCTATCCACGGTTAAATCATTTCTGAAATAAGAGTAAACTTGTTTTGCCTTTAAAGACCACGACGTTGCAAAACTTGTTGCATAAGAGGTCAATATCACCTCTTTATGCGGATAGTTGAGTAGATACCAGGCAGGTAAATACTTACTTATGAATTCACTTTTTCCATGCCGTGGTGGGAACGTAATAATTAATTTAGATTTGTCTTTTGAGAGTAGTAATTCAAGCACCCGCTTTTCAAGTTGCTGAATGTGAGCGGGTGTCTGATACTTGCCACGTGTGTAAATTTTGGCAAAATTACTGGGTATATTCGCTGTTGTTCTCAATATATGTTAAGTTGTTTATATTTTTAGGAATTTGAAAATTAGTAAAATCATTCTTAATTGTAATTTGTTCCTTCTCTGAATAACCACGATGTTTGCCTTGTGTTTTTAGAAAAAATATAATAGCCGCATTGTCATTATTATTGATATTCTCCAACAACTTACTTTCTGCAAAATCTAATAGGCTTTCACGTTCGTTCTTAATCGCATCCTCAACCTCAATATAACGTTCTTTATAATGATAGACTGTTGCGTTCGTGCATTTGAGTATTTTTGCCGCTTGACTTATAAAACCCCGTGAACGCTTAATTGCGTCTATTACTTGTTCTTTGGTGTATTTTTGTTCACTCGCCATTTGATTAATTTATATATTTAAAAAAAATAACTCATTATTATTGTCTTATTGTAAACCTAACAAATTCCACACAGCCGCTTCATAAGTTTTGCCGTGCTTTAATAATTCTTGTTTGACTATTTCGTATTCTTGTTGTGTGTAATTTAGAACAATCTTTTCCAAACCCTCAAAATCGTCCTCGCTTGCTTCAAGTTTGTTGTCAAATACCAACGGTTCAAATTCCCATTCCTTCAAGTTCAAGTCAAATTCGTTTGCCAAATTGTCAATGACTTCAAAGTCAAAATCTATTCCTACTTTTGCCGTTTGATTGTCGGCTAACGCCAGTTCACGTCCTTTCTTGGAATTAAGAGAAACGTCTTTACGTTTGACTGCGATTATTTCATTGCCGTCTGTTTCTATGATTTTAATATTTTCCAAACCGATTTGTCCTGCAACTTCAATTACTCCATTACCAGCAATAATATTATTGTCTTTATCTAATAAGATAGAACGACCAGCACCTAATTTAGATAGAGACTTTTCAAGTAGTCGCATTCCTTTTTCTGTGTGCTTATTTGCATTTTTGGTATCAAAGTTTAAATCTTTGATTGTCGCTTTATCCATTTTGCTTTCTTGTTTCATTTTACCCATATTTTGCTCACAAATCGTTACTATTGAATTTTTATTACCTTCTTAATAGTTTCTATTGGTTTCAATTACAAATCCTCGCTGTGCCCTTAAAAACACTTAATAATAAATTTCAAAAAAAACAAAATCCTATTATTATATATATTATTATTTATATTATTATATTATATATACAATGGGTTGTTTTGCACCATTGCAATGGTCGGTTTCGTACCATTGGAATGGGTTGTTTTGCACCATTGCAATGGGTCGTTTTAACCCATTGGTTATTTTAAAGAACTTACAGACTTTTATTAAGAACTTACATATTATAATTGTTGTTTAATCGTATCTTTTCCTTAATTGCAATTTCTGTCAAATCAATTAATAATTGATGCAATTCAAGCGTGGAGAATTTGGATAAACTTTTTGCCTTTCTTGCAAGTTGATTTAATCTTTCCATGCCAATTTCATTTTTTAATTTAGTTTCAAAGACTTGTAAATTGCCCTGTTGAATTACGTTGCATTCATAACATTGTACACGGACGTTATCCAAGTCCCACCTGGTTCCAAAATAACGACGACTATGAAAATGTCCACATTGCAATTGATTAATTGGCAAAACTTGTCCACACGTGTAACAAGTATTAGTTCCATTCACTGCGTCTCTATTTCTTACAATCATTGACAACAATTTATCTAATTGTCCGATTAATTTACTTCTTGCATTCATAATACAAAATTAACATTTATCAATACAGCAATTTTACGTAAATTTCTTTGATTGTTCGTATTTAATTTTGTAAAAAAATTATAAGTTAATATTATGGAATTATGGGTTGACGTATTTAAAACTGGCGAGCACACCGATAGCAGTGGCGACACGCAGACTTGGACAGAAAATGATTTAAATGAAATTGCAAATCTATATAATCACCAAAACCCCGACGAACAGCACCTTGCACCCGTGGTTTACGGACACCCGTCAAGCGAGGATGCAGCATTAGGTTGGGTGGACAAGTTGAAAGTTGAAGGCAATATATTAAAAGCTAAATTAGTTGATTTAAGCGAGCAATTGATACAATCAATCAAGGATGGAGCTTATAAATTCCAATCAATCGCTTTATACCCAAACAAATTACTGCGGCATCTTGGAATACTTGGAGCAGTGCCGCCAGCAGTCAAGGGTTTAAAGCCTTTATCTGAATATTTCTCAGATAGCAAATTTCTTTTATTTGAATTTGCCGCAAATGACATTAATGATATAGAGAAAATCAAAGAATACATCCGGCAAAAATACGGCGAAGATGATTATCAAATAATGTTGAAAGATTTATTATTATTAAAACCAGAGGATAACCAAATGGACACAACAACACAAAATAACAACGTACCAGTAGATAACACACAAGCATTAAGCGAGGCAAAATTTAGTGAAATGGGTGCAAAAATTAAAGAATTAGAAAGAAAGAACGAGGAGTTGGCTTTTGATTTATTCTTTAATGAGTTAGCATTACAAGGTTATGTAATTCCAGCACAAAAGGAATTAATTAAGAGTATCGCAGTTCCAAATTACCAATTTGGAGAAGGAAAAACACTACTGACAAATCTAACAGAATTAATTAAAACGTTTCCAAAGCAAGTTGAATTTAAAGAGGTGGCAAAAGAAGCACCACCGACAGATGAAATTGACGAACAAACTAAACTACTTGTAGACTTAATTAAAGGAGCAAGATAATGAGCGATTTAGGGATAACAAACACAGGAAACATCGGTGTAAGTAGTATTTTCTACAAAAACACTGATACTTATGAAATAAAGGGAACAATTGAAAGCGGACAAGGCATTTTACCCGTTGGCACGGTATTAAGCAAGAATGTTGCAGGCACTAAATACATTAAGTTTGCAGGCACAGACACAACGAAAATTGAAGGTGTCCTGGGAGAAGACGTGGACGCAACAAGTGGCGACGTTGCAAACGTTGTAATTTACGTGCACGGGCAATTCTTAACTAATGAATTAACAGCAGGCGTTGCGTTAAGCGATGGTGCGTATAAATACGGAACTTTAAATTTTAAATCGGAGATATAGATATGTCTATTGATATGATAACAAACTGGAGAAGCTTAACAGCGGGTATTAATAGTTTTAATACACAGCCAACATTTGCGTTGAAAAATATCTTTCAAGCAACTGAAAGCCACGCATCTGATATTATAGATTGGGAGGTTTGGACAAGGACGTCTAAATTAGCATCATTTGTAAGCGATACTGAAAGTCCTGTACCAAGCTCCAAAGGAACTGGCGTAACTTATTCTGTTAAGATACCAAAAACAGCAAACATTAAATTATTCACAGCAAAAGAATTAGCCGATTATAAAAGGCTCCAAGACGCTGGATACATACAGAATGCAAGCCAAAGACTGCAAGCACAAGCACAATTTGTAACCGACGAATTGAAATATGAACAACTTGCAGTGATGCGGACACGTGAATATATGGCGATGAAATTACTTGTTGATGGTGCATTAACCGCTGGCAATAATACAATCACTATGAATTACGTTACCAATAAGCAAACATTCACATTAACAAGTGGGAATAAATGGAGCGATAACGGCGTTAATCCACTTGATACAATAGATACATACAAATCAGCAATAATGAAACGTTCAAATGCAGTTCCTAATATTTGCTTATTAGGCTCCAACGCCGCAAGTTATTTTAAGAAAAATGATACTATTCTTAAGCAATTAGACGCCAATAATTACCGCACTGGTGCGTTAGACCTAACACAAGGTATCACAGAAGGTTCAGTAGTATTTTTAGGCACAATCCGTGGTATTAGTTTCTTTGAATATTTAGGCACTTATGATGATGGCGGTGTTGCAACAGATATTATGAATGCAAATAAGATTTGTTTGTTGGCAACGGACGGTTCATTCAGAATGCACCACGCACCAATTATTAAAACAGACGGTATATTCCAAGACGATATTTACGTAAGAGTAACAGAGGATCCGTATGGCAATTGGAAAAGCTGGACAATTGAACAAAAATCATTACCAATAGTTCACAATAAAGATTTAGTTATAAGTGCAACGGTAGTTTAATATGTACATAACAAGCGATTATTTTATTAATATAATGACCGAACGAGCAGTTGCTCAATTAACTGATGATGTGAACGGAGAAACTATTAACACAGATTTAGTTAATCTTATAATTGCTAATCAATCCGAGTTAATTGACAATTATTTAAGGGGGAGATATTTACTCCCTCTTAAAAACTCACATTATATTCTTAAAGCAATATGTTTTGATTTGACAAAATACGAATTATACAAGCGGCGCAATGCGGTGAACGACGGCATCAAAGATAGTTATATGCAAGCAACGAAACTATTAGAGGACATTAACACAGGAAAGATTATATTGAACGAAGACAATATGAGCCAATCATTTATTTACATAACCGATAAATCGGTATATACCAATGACTTATAGTGAAATAGAAAATAAGATTGTAGAAAGATTAAAGGAATATTTGCCAGGTTATGAAGTTGTAAGTTATCCGAGCAGACCGGAGGACTTTCAATTTACGCACCCGTTGGCATCAATATTAGTAAAGTTCCAAAGCACGCAATACGTCAAGCAAGCCGCAATGATTAATTATGAAGTTCACATCATTAGTAGAAGTCTAATTGGAGCAGAAGGCTATGATTTATTGGAAAAGACACGGGATATATTAACAAAAGACTTTGAATTAAACGGAACAAGATTTTATGTTGTCAGTGAACAACAATACGATTATTTGGATGGTAAATGGTTTTATCGTTTATCAATCAGTTTACCATTTTTGACTTTTCAAGGAT